TACTCGGGCAGACTCAGACACAGACATCATGATTGGCTAGACACTTTTATCTGAATTGTCAAATCCTTAAACACTTATGGTACTATATGTCTAATGGGTATCTTCTCAAAGAATGTCAAGGCTCAGTCAGATTCATACTCTGATGTAGAAGCCTCACTACAACCATTTAATCTTTCGACTTCAGTTTATGGTTTGCTTAATGCACCAGTAACTGTAGATCGCTCATCTGCAATGTCGGTTCCTGCAGTAGCTCGTGCTCGCAATATCATCTGCGGCACTATTGGTTCATTGCCACTTGAACAATATAACAAAATCACAGGCGCACATATTGAACCATTAAGAGTAATCAATCAACCAGACCCACGAGTTTCAGGATTCGTTGTCTATAACTGGATATCTGAAGATATCTGGCTATACGGTGTCGGGTTCGGATTAGTCCTCGATGCTTATGCAGAAGATGGTCGCGTTCGTTCCTGGACTCGCATTGATCCTCGCCGCGTTCAAGCAAAATACAACTTAGCAATGAATGAAATTGACGGATATGAAGTCGATGGCAAAATGGCTCCTCTTGCCGGTATCGGAAGCATTATCCGATTCGATGGATATGATGAAGGTTTCTTAAATCGCGCAGGTCGCACAATTACAGCTGCTATTGAACTTGAGAAGGCAGCATTATCTTATGCTAAAGAACCAGTACCATCAATGGTCCTTAAAAGCAATGGAACTAATTTAACTTCAGAGCGCATTGCTAAACTTTTAGAAGCATGGCGCAATTCTCGTGCTACTCGTTCAACAGCATTCCTTAATGCAGATGTTGAAATGCAATCAGTAGGCTTTGACCCTAAGCAATTACAATTGGTCGAAGGTCGTCAGTATGTGGCGTTGGAAATTGCTCGCGCAGCAGGCATTCCAGCGTATTTTCTTTCAGCTGAGTCAACCTCGATGACATATTCCAACGCCACTTCCGAAAGACGCTCACTTGTGGATTTCTCTATGCGTCCAATTCTTTCCGCAATAGAGTCAAGGCTTTCACTCCCAGATATCTGCCCTAGTACTGCAGAAATTCGTTTCGACTTAGATGATTTCTTACGCGGCAATGCTTTAGAGCGCGCTCAGGTTTATCAGATACTCAATTCAATCGGCGCGATGAGCGTTGAACAAATCCAGGAGGAGGAGGACTTAATCAGATGAAAATTGAAGTCCCAATCACACTAACAGCTGCCGATTCACAGTCGCGCACTATCTCAGGCCAGATAGTTACATGGGGAGAGCAGGGCAATACATCTGCTGGACCAACTATCTTTGCTTCAGACTCAATTAAGTTTAATAAGAACATCAAACTGCTCCTCGAGCATGATCGTACTCGTCCAATTGGAAAACTCATTGCGCATGAGGTCACAGATTCAGGAATCGTTGCAACTTTCAAAATTGCAGAGACCACTGCTGGTAATGATGCGCTAGTAGAAGCATCTACTGGAATGCGTGATGGATTCTCAGTCGGAGTCAAGGTCGATGCGTGGGACAACAAAGATGGCGTGATGGTAATTAGCAAATCTTCAATTATTGAGACATCACTCGTAACAGACCCAGCCATTGACTCAGCTCGAGTCGCGCAGGTCGCAGCTTCAGAGGAAGCAAATCAAGTTTCTGAGACAACCGTTTCAGAAGTTCAATCAGAAGGAGAACAAGTGTCAGACACTACCGTTCCAGAGACTCCTGCCGTTGCTGAAGCGGTAGAAGCACACAAAGTAGAAGCATCGGCTACACGCCCAGCATTCTACGCAACTCCTCGCATCAACACTAACCTCACAGCAGGTCAGTTCCTTGAGGCGAACATCAAAGCATCAATGGGCGATGACGAAGCAAGAATTCTCGTCAAGGCTACAAACGATACTTCAACAAATACTGGCCTTACACTAGCCCCACATCTAAACGAGTTCATCAGTTCTTCAATTGATGGCCGTCCAGCAGTAGATGCAGTTTCACGCGGTAACTTAGTCGAAACGGGGATGTCATTTACAATTCCAAAACTTTCAACTGCTCCAACAATTGATTCATCTTCAACAGAAGGTGAAGCACTTGGTGGAACTGAGATGGCTTCAACATACATCACTGTAGATGTTAAGAAGGCTGCTGGTCTCCAGACAATTTCATGGGAACTTCTAGATCGTTCATCACCAGCATTTTATGATGAACTTATTAAGGAACTCAACTACGCATACGCAAAGGCAACTGACCAGGCAGTAGTAGCAGCACTTGTTGCTGGTGGTACAGCCGCTTCAACTCAGGCTGCAACAATCGCAGGATTCAAAGCCTATGTGGGCAAAGAAGTTCCAGCAGCGTATTCAGCAGCTGGTAAATTTGCTAAGAACATCATTGCTAACACAGCATGGTGGGAGACAATCATCTCAGCTGAGGACACAACAAACCGTCCACTATTCACAGCAGCTCAGCCATCAAATGCTCCAGGTAATGTCGGAGTAAACTCAATCACAGGTAACGTAATGGGCCTCAATTTATTCGTAGATCCACACATGACAGTTACTACACTCATCGATGATTCTGCATTCTTGGTAGTACCAGAAGCAGTCACATTCTATGAGGCTCCAAAGACTCAAATCCAGGTTCAGGCTTTGGCTAACGGTCGCCTACAGGTAGCAGTTTATGGCTACTACGCAATTGCAACAAAGGTCGGCGCAGGCGTTCGTCGCTTTAACCTTACCTAATAACTAACTAATCATGGGGGGGCGGTTGCTCCCGATCGCTCCCCCAGCAGTATAGAGAGGACTGAAATGCCAACAATCATCACCGCTTCCGAGCTACGATCTGTGCTTGGTGTTTCAGTCTCTCTTTATTCTGATGCAGTCCTATCAGATATAATTGATAGTAGTGAGGCAGTTATCTTGCCTATGCTTAATTCTTACTCAGTAGCCATTGATGCAGTATCTCTTAACGATAACATCGCCTATTTTTCAACACCATTGCCACAGCCTTTCAATGAAGGTCAATCAGTAGTCATTTCAGGATGCGGTACTCCATTCAACGGTACTCGCACCATCACTACAGACTTGCTAGATGATTACACATTCTCAGCTGCTATTACTAACGCTGACATCATCTCTAAAAATATTATTCCATCAGGACTTGCAACCCTAACTGGCGCATCGACCTATGTCGGTAATAGCGCGGTAGAGACTGCCGTCACTGTAGTTTCAGTAGAAATATTCCAAAGTCGCACTGCTCCAGGCGGACAAATTGAAGGCGTGGACTTTGCTCCAACGCCGTTCCGTATGGGTAGGTCACTTTACAATCGAGTCTCTGGCTTACTCGGGCCTTTGGTAGATGTCGGGACTATCGCTCAATGACAATCCTTTCACAAGTCCGACAGCCTTTAGCCGATGCACTTTCAACAGTAGCCGCTAACATCTTTGCTTATGTACCAGAGAGCATCCCAGCACCAGCAGTAGTTATTGTCCCAGATTCACCATATATGGAGTTTCAGACAATCGGCACTAATGCAACATTTCGTGCTCGGATCAATATGACCTTGACTTGCGCGGTTGCTTACAACAGTAATCCAGCAAGCCTAGACAATCTAGAACAGCTCGTGACAAGTGTAGTCAGCCTAATCCCAGCAGGATATGAACTGACTGCGGTCGATAGACCAACCGTAACTACAGTAGGGGCAGGACAACTGCTCGTAGCAGATATTCGTATCGCTACTTACTACACCCAATCCTAAGGAGATAAAGTGGCAACAACAGTAATCACAGGCCGCGACTTAGTTCTGACTATCGACTCAAAAAGTTATGATGGCCAGGCTCTAAGCGTTAGCCTGGAGACAACAATGGATAAGCAAGCGTACGAGACTCTAGACGGTCGCGTATTTAAGACAATCGATACAGATGCAACAATGACACTTGAACTACTAGCAGACTGGGGCGCATCAGCATCTGCTCCAACATATTCAATATGTGAGCTGCTATGGACTGCTGCATCAACAGCACCAGATACAGCACTTGCTTACTCATTCACAGCAGCAACAGGCGCAGTATTCACAGGCAGTGTCTATCCAAACTTTCCAACAGCAAACGGCTCTGGTAAGGATGCTCAGACTGTATCTTTCACGCTACAATGCACAGCAAAGCCAACATTAACAATTAGTTAATCTAACAAAAACGGGAGCACACAATGAAGTTACCAATCACAATTACATATAATGGCGGAGATTCTGTACTACTCGTGGCCCAGCCACCAGAGTGGGCTAAATGGGAAAGGGAGACTGGCCGTTCATCTACACAATGGAATGAATCAGCGGGAGTCTGGGACATTCTATTTATGGCATATCACACCTTGAAGCGTGAATGTGCAGGACGGCCAGTTAAACCTTTCGAAGTCTGGATGGATACAGTCGCTGACTTTGAGGTAGGAGAATCAAACCCAAAAGCCATCAGCCAGGAAGCATCAGCAGACTCCTAGTAGAAGTGGCAATAGCCACAGGAATCCCGATGAAGGAATGGCAAAACGCAGAAGATTTATTAACAGCTATTGAAGTACTGAAGGAGAGAAATGAGTGAAGTTCTACCATTTAGCGAACGCTCTATGGTTGTCTATGACAAAAAAGAACTTCGCAAAATAACTTCTTCATTCAAGGCAATGTCTGACAAAGCCGTAGAAGAAGCCAAAAAACAATCTGCGGCTTTAGCCCAATTCTTAGGCGAAAGAATAGTGCAAGCATCTTATAGTGCTCCTAATCCAAGAGTCGCTACAAGAATCGCACAAGGCTTTAGAGTTTCTAAATCATCTAAAATTGGTGAATTGTCTTTTGGATTTGCAGGGCAAAAATTTTCTGGAGGAGCGACTACT